AAGGGCTTTCAGCCGAGGCAAGCAGAGAAATCACTTGTCGGCCTTGCTCTCTAGCTTGTCAAAGATGCGCTCCAGGGTCGCGTCGATCTTGTCCAGGCGGCTTTCAATGTCTACTTTGCTGACGTAGTGCTTTGGTAAATCAATCTCAATCTGCTTGATGTCTTCCTTGAGCGTCTTGACCGAATCCCATATCTCTTTGCACCACCACCCAACGGCGACCAGGATTGCGCCGCCGATAAAGTTGAACATTGGCTGGAATTCCATTACGTCACCTCAACCCAAGATAGTGTGTCTTCATCCCATGAGTACATCTTGCCATCTGTAGGCATTGCAACAGGCGCTGTCCATTGGCAAGTGTCTTCCACCAGCGTCCAGCTTGGGAATGGCTGTGGCGGGATAAAAGCATTGCGGCCTTCATCGTAGGCAAACCCTACTCCAGCGTAGTTCTTGCGGATGCGCCCGCTGTAGCTGGTCTGCTTCCAATCGCCACCAAACAAGTTTTCACAAAAAGCAGCACCTATGTACTCTTTCTCTGCGCCATTACCATCAGCAGTGTCTGCATTTGCAACCACAATCACTTGCGTGACGATGCCGTTTTCAATCTTTGCAAAGTGTGCCATTACATTTCCAATTCTTCCAAAATTTTGGCTGTCCAAATGGTAGGAATTGAGTCTTCAAAGGCTTTGATCTTTTCCATTGTTGCGTCTATCTCATCCCATGTTGGGCAGGGACGGTCATCTTCCCAAATGGTTATGGTGCGGTTACTGATTTCCCATTTGGCGTTAGGACGCAACAATTGCATTGCCGTGTCTATCCCGTAGAGTTGGTATTGCTTCATATCAATTCAACTTGAGAATGACAATACCAGAGCCACCAGCGGCTCCACTACTAGCATTAAAACTAGCACCGCCACCTCCGCCTCCAGTGTTGGCTGTTCCTGCTGTTCCATTGCCTGTGCCACCGCCACCTGCACCGCCTGCTCCTGCCGTTCCTCCAGTGGTGTATATACCACCACCGCCGCCTCCAGCATAAGTCACGCTAGACCCAGAAAGAGTAGATGCTGTACCCGCGCCGCCAGCGCCAGATGCAGTTGCCCCACCATTGCTTCCAACAGCACCAGCGCCACCGCCACCACCTGATGGGAATGGGGATGCTTGCGCTCCATTGGCTCCACCATTGTTTCCTTGAGATGGGCTTGTTGACGGAGTATTTCCTGCTCCACCAGCGCGAGCTGATGCACCGGATGCTGCTGCGCCACCACCAGAACCACCACTTACACCTACTCTGTTGTTATCAGCACCACCACCACCACCCGCAGAGGTAATAGTGCTAAATACAGAATCCCCCCCTGATGCACCGTCTGCTACACCCGCACCAGTTGAAAATGTTGCGCCAGCACCACCAGCACCAACAGTTATCGTGTATGTTGTTCCAGCCGTAACAGAAAAAGAAGTGCCAGTTCTAAAACCTCCAGCACCACCACCGCCACCACATCCACCACCACCACCCGCCACTACCAAGTAGTCAACAGTAGAGATGCCTGCTGGTGCTTTCCATGTCCCAGATGATGTAAAGGTAACAACTGATCCAGGAATATAGCCTTTATTACCAGAAAGCCGTAAGTTTTTTGATGCAAACATTATGCAAACGCCTGTGCAGCAGAACCATACCAATTAGTTCCATTAGCAACAAATGTCAAAATGTCTACTGCTGATGCTGTAGCCGTAATCGTTGGAGCAGATCCAAATGCCCATTTCACTCCGGTAAATGTTGCCGTAGTCATACCAGAGGATGCCTGATTCAAAATTAAGATAAATGATTTTCCAGCAGTCGCCGTTGGCATGGTGAACGTGCAAGGCGTAGAGGCTGTGAGAGTCGCAGTCAGTACCGTTCCAGTTGTCAGCGATAAGGTACTTGATGCGCCTACAGTCCCAACTGCCTGGACGGTCTCAACGTAGTTGGTGACAGTCGGGTTTGTTAGGGTTGTGCTGCCGCTGAAAGTGTGCGTTCCGGTGGCCGTCAGAGTACCGGCCACCGCCAAGGTCTTACCGGACCCCACATTGAGTCCGACGCTGGTTCCGGTTCCAGCCGCAGCAAACAATGCGTCAACCGAGTCCAGGTCAGCATTGATCTTTGTGCCCCAGGTGTCGGTGCTTGCGCCGACCTCTGGTTTTGTAAGGAGTAGGTTTGTCGTTGTCGTGTCTGCCATGATTTACCTCTATGCGGCTATTTGCCACGTTGTTGCATTATCGGAGATATCTGACCATGTTTCCGATGTGTCAGATAGCGGCGTCCAAATTTCAGATGTGTCGGATATCGACCCCCATCCGAATCCAAGGATTGTCCCAATTGCGCCTACCGCGCCATTCCCAGAGATCTCAATCGCTAAATTATTTTCACGATATACGACATCACCGACTGATCCGGTCCCATCGACACCAGTGATAAATTGGAACGATAAGACCTCTACAGAGAACGTCCCAACCGACCCTGTAGATGCATTTCCACTTAAAGGTATACCTTCAAATTTGCTGCTAGTTACAGTTCCTGGTGAGAGTGTAGTGATGTTCCCAGTTGCTGCACTTGCATTGCCTACCGATACGGTTCCCACTGAGCCGGTTGATGCATTGCCGGTTGCGGAAATTGTGCCCGTGATCCCGACAGTCTCGACTGACCCGGTTGATGCATTACCAGTTATGGCAAATGATTTACTTCCTGCAACAGTTCCAGGTGACAGTGTTGTGCTGTTACCGGTCGTGCCTACTGCAACGCTATCACTGACGCTTCCAACCGACATGGTCGCAGCGTTACCTGCAATCGCATTTGTAGTGCTTGTCGCTACAGTTCCAACTGATACCGTGGATGCATTTCCAGATATGGCAACCGAGTACGCTATCCCTACAGTTCCAGAATTTGCGGTTGCAACTGTTCCGTCTTCTTGGACCGACCTACTGGCAAGCAAAGTCCCAGCGGAAAGCGTAGACGCATTCCCACTTAGGACTGTTGCGCTTATTCCATAGAACCCAGTGCCATATGCTCCATAGCCATAACTGCCAACAAGGATCGGGTAAACGCCCGACCCGTAGGCTCCAGAACCGTATGTAGCCACGGCGCTGGTCCTTCAGTTACGCCAGCCGGATCAGGCCGGTGCTGGAGTCATTGGTTGGCATGGTCAGAGTGAACGTGCCAGCGGTAACGGTCTGCGATCCAAATGTATGGACGCTGACTGCCTTGTTACTTTGAGTCGAGTTGTAGATCAGGACCGCATCAAACGCTGTGGACAACGTGACGCTGGTAAAAACAATGTTTGCGCTGGGCGTAATAAACGCCGTGGTGCTTGTCGATGACGGTGCAGTGCCAAACGTGACCGCTACGCCTCCGGCGGTGTAGCCAGTGCCGGACACCTCATTAGTCGCGCTGTAGGCGGTTGTGGAGGCGTTTACGGTGGCACTTGCCAGGTACAGAGCAGCCTTGAACGTGTCGGCGGTGGATGCGGTATGCGCTGGCACTCCGGTCCCGTTAAATGCGTGAACAGCGTTGAGCAAGTCAACCTTGAACGATGTACACATTGCTTGCGTGTTTGCCATTTCTTATCCAATCATTTGAGATATGCCTTCACTGAACACATTGCGCTTTAGCACAACATGGACAGACCTATGCACCAGTTCACTATCCAACCAATATTCGACATACGAAATTGTTTCGCTGTCTGTTTCATCAGAACCCTCGCGCTTTTCAAGCAGCGACTCGTCCATCTCACCTTTTGTAGTGGTCACTATCATCCGAATGTCCTTGCTCTTGCCATCAAAGCGCCGCCCGTCATGGAGCCGCGTTCATCTGCCAGGTTAAGTGCGTCGATGCCCTTCTGGTACAACCCAGCCCACACCTGTATTCTCGCATCATCTTGGAGGTATGGCGCGGCCTGTAACAGCGAGCCGTAAAGGTAAACGTCGGGCGACATAGTCAGCAGCCAGTTGGTCGTGTTTGAGTTGGATAGCTTGCTGAGTTTCGCGTAGTAGATCAACTCAGAGACGTATGATGTGTCGGGAACCGGCAGGACGCGAATCTGTCCACCAATCACGCAAAAATACTTAGGCTGTCCGCTGGCGCTGTAGCTGACTTGCAAGTCATCCATCGCGTTGATGCTCTGGAATACCAGCGGGGAGGTGGGGTTTGTACCCGTCAGCTTAAACGATTTAGCCTCCAGGTAGTCATTGGGCAGTGCGCTGTACTCGGTATTTACAGTGGCATTAGCTCTGACAATCATCTGCCTGGTGCGAAGATCGCGCTCCATCTGGGATTCCGCGAGAGAGACAAAGTCGGTGATGGCAGACGTGAGATCGCTACGGTTGAGCCAATCGGCCACCGAGGCTTTCAGTTCAGCGTAGGTGCTAAGTGCCATGCTCTGCCTTTTCCTTCTCGATGTCGCGCATCATCCAGGTGTGGTCGTGCTT